GCTTGTGTTGAGTCCCATACAGCTACAATGTGATACCAAGCTGAAGGGTCTCTAAATACTTGTGTTGTAATTAACTCACAAACTACAGAATTACTATTTTTAATTCTAAATTGTAAAGTATCACTATCAAAAGCAAAGTAGTCGTTTTCAGTTGTGCTTGGTCCATTTGCGTGCCAAATATCTTGAATACTACCTAATAAACCTCTTTTAACCCATGCAGAATATGTCCAAGTTTTTTGGTTTCCAGCAACTGTAGGAGTTCTTGACAAGTAAGCATTATTACTTCTTCTAAACCTTAAAGAATTGTTTAGATTATTAGTAAGTGGTGTTAAAGCACCTGTAGCTGTAAATGTGTGGATAGTATTACCACCTGATGATGTGACTAGACCACCGTTAAATAATTGTGAGCCAGTGTATGAGATGATAACAATACCTGAACCGCCTGACTGACCATTGGTTGCTCCTAATGGATCACCTGCTGTTCCACCTGCACCACCACCTGTGTTTTGAGTGCCAGGAGTATTTCCTGTATTACTTGCTCCAGCTCCTCCGTTACCGCCACCACCTTGACCTCCTGTGCCAGCACTTCCTGAAGAGTAAGCACCGCCACCACCACCACCAGCATAGTATGTAGCTGTTCCTGTGATAGATGATTGAACACCTATACCACCTGCACCGCCTGTTATTGTAACGGCTACTGAACCTGCAGCTCCTGCGCCGCCACCACCACCGCCACCGTTTACACCAGCTCCACCGTTATTACCTTGTCCTGCTGTGCCTGTTCCTGCTGTTCTAGGTGATTCACCGCTACCACCGCCACCTGAACCGCCGTTAGCGCCTGTGCCTGTAGAGCCACCGCCTCCACCTCCACCTGTAGAAGTTAATGTTGTTAATCCTGTTCCTGATAATACAGAGTTGCTACCACTTGGTGCTACACCTGAAGATGTGCCTCCTGCTCCACCAGCACCTACAGTAACTACATAAGTTGCACCTGAATAAAGAGTTGTAGAGCCTGATAGTAAACCACCAGCACCACCGCCACCATTACCAGCATATCCACCTAATTGTCTAGCACTACCACCACCACCAGCTACTACTAAATAACTAGCTGTTACAGGTGTAAGAGGGCTTAATGTGCCTGAAGATGTGAATGTATGTATTTGGTTACCACCTGAAGTAGTAAGAGTGCCACCTACAAATTTAGGTGTAGCAGATGCGTAAGATATAATGACTATGCCTGAACCGCCTGCAGCACCACCACTAGCAAAACCTCTACCACCGCCACCACCGCCTGTATTAGCAGTACCAGCAGTAGCTGATGTATTGCCAACAGAGCCAGCACCACCTCCACCAGTTGCAGTTCCAGCAGTACCTGTTTGAGTTCCGCCTCCACCACCGCCTGCGTATGTTACAGATGAGCCACTAATAGAAGATGCAGTTCCTGAACCACCATTTGCACCATTTGCATTAGTTGCAATAGAACCTGCTGAACCTGAACCACCACCACCACCGCCTCCTCTACTTCCACCAGCAGTTGAATATCCACCATTATTACCTTGACCTGCTGTGCCTGTACCACCTGTAGAACCACCTGTTCCACCGCCGCCACCGCCACCGCCAGAACCACCATTGCCACCTGTATTTTGTGGGAAATTTACGTCATCAGATGCACCACCACCACCGCCTACAGTTGTTACTGTGCTTAAGCCTGTTCCTGAAATAGATGAGCTAGTTCCGCTTGATGCAATAGATGTAGTATTTACCGCACCTGCACCACCTGAACCTACAGCAATAGAATATGTATTTAGTGTAGATAGTGTAAATGTAGATGTTAAAAGACCGCCAGCACCTCCACCACCACCTGAACCTCCACCTGAACCACCTCCGCCACCACCAGCAACAACAAGATAAGATGCTGCTACTTTTGTTTTATCTGCGGACGATAGAATACCATAAGCTCTTGCTGCTTGTACGGCTAGTCTTGACAATAATGACATTGTTAATTCCTACTTAAATTGAGTTTGAGCTGCAAATACTGTGAATGTGGCTGAACCTGTTTTAACGATAGTATAAGAGTAAGCATCTATACCTGAAGCATTACCACTTGACCATGCTGTACCACCTTGATATTTAGGTGTAACAGAGTTACCGTCAATAGTAACTGCATTGTTATAGTATGCTGTAGCACCTTGTGATACTAGGAATACGACTGTAAGTGCTTCACCAGTAGACATTAAAGTATTTAAAGAAGTTGTACCATTACCTCTAAAGTTTACTGTCCAGTTAGCTGAAGCATTTGTTGTATAGTATAATACTGATTGTGTAGTTACATCATAGTTAATAGTACCTGTAGCAGCAGTAGCTGATACTGTAGCTACTTCTGTAGCATTAGTAAATGCCGTGGCTAATGCTGATGTAGAACCTGAAAAGGTTTGTTTATTATTAAATGCACCAGTACCATTAAATACATTGTTACCACTAAATGTTTGAGCTTGTGCCCAAGTATTAGTAGAGTTTAATTGACCAAAGTTTTCAAGATCTGCTGCAGTAACTCTAAGTTCTACTTTATCACCAGCAGAGAATGCTGATGCAGTAGTATTATCTTGAGCACGTACAATTGTAAATGTATCTGTTGATCTTGCAGTTACTTTAACAATTTCAATAACTGAACCTGATGTATTAGAAAGAGTACAGTAAAAGTATTGACCAGCTGTAGGGCTAGGAAACAAAGCACCTGTCCCTGCGGTAACTGTTAGAGAAAGATCTCCTGCTAAGATACCAGCAGATAGTACCGTTGCTGCGTTATTGGTAAATAAAATAGTTGCCATAGTTTTATCCTAAAGTTTTTGTATTTAAAGCTGAGCCATTAATAGCCGTTGTTGATTTGGTATGACTAGGGAAAATCAAAGTCGTTATTGTTACTGTCTCGGTTACTGGAATAAGTACTGGAGGTGCTACAAAAGCAAATGTTATAAACTGATCAGCAGGTTCTGGTCTTAACCATGGAGCTATCTGCGTATCAGGAACACCTCTTACAAAGTCTTGTGGTTGACGTATTTCCCAATCATCATCACAACACATTAAACCATCCCAGCGTTGTGTTAACTGAGAGGCTTTATATTTACGACCACAGACATCACAGTCTGCTATCCAGTCTCCCTTGTCATATCTAGGTATGTAACTCAAGGAAGTCTCCTAAACGTTAAGAGGAGCTAATACTGGTAAATCTGCTACAATTGTATAGACATTAGTTAAAGATGTAGTAACTGACATTTCAATACGATAGATCACTCCATCTAAACCACCAGAAATTCTTTGAGAAACTAGTTGTCCACTAATACTTGGACTACCTACTTTAATAGAATTAGGGCTAGGATCAGTTCCTTCTTTAACTTCTATAGTACAGGATGCTGAGCTAATTGTCTCAGATGATGCCATAATAGGGGAGAAGTCAAAGGTAAACTGCTCATTTTCTGTGGTTATTTTGTACGAAAAATCGGTACTCATGAAAGCAGATCCTTATCAATAAATATTGTTCTAAATTTGGTAACAGTGACTTGTCTAATTCTATCAGCAGCATAAATTAGTCTATCTACGGGATAGTTAACAAACGATACTGCATTAGCAAGTAAACTTGCAATTACTGTAGAAGTAGCATTAATATATTTATTAATAAGCTTACTTAATATAATAACACAATTTACAGAAATTGTCAAGGTTTTTGACATAGTTTTTTCTAATATAGCAGTTACACTTGAAACTACAGATAAAAGTCTATAATAGAACCTACCTGATAATAAAGTAACTGTTGAACTAACTGAAGCTGTAATAGTCTTAAAAAAGCTCTTTACATATAAAATAGTAGCTATTACGGATGATGTTACTAAAGGCATTATCTTTGATACTCCTTTAGTAATACTAACTGAAGATGATGAATAAGTTAATAGAGTAATGAGTCTATTAGTAGCTGTTAATATAACTGCAGCTACAACTTCTATATCAGAGAGTAACTTATTAACAAGTTTTACAACACTAGCTGTAACTGTACTTGTAACAGTTTTTGTAGTACTAATAGCTTTTGTAATAGCAGAGCTTGTACTAGATACTACAGATAATATTTTACCATAAGCAAAAGAAGATAATAAAGTTACTATACTTGTTAAACTAGCTAGTAAAGTTTTATTAAATTGTTTTGTTATACTTGAGTTTACATAGCTATCAGGAGTAGAGGCACTATCAACAGCTCTTGCATTTAAGAAGAAACTATTGATAGCTCCACTAATATAGCTATAAACTTGATTGGCGTAAATGTACGCAACAAGTACTACATTACGTTGTACTGGTCCTCCATTTACAACCTCTTCGTTAACTGCCCTTTGATTAAGAGCCATAGCATATTAACTAAATTGAGTTTTAAAAGTGAACTGAATGCTATCACCTGATGTTAAACCAATTCCTGTAAAGTCACCTTTAACAAATAAGTTACCAGATGTATTAGCATCAAACAAACCTGCATTAGTAATAGTTACAGTACCTGAAGCAGTTAATGTACCAATTACTTGATATGTATCATTAGTAGTTGTAGTTGTTTGTTGTGTTGCTGTACCAGTTGTACGAGATCCTGTCTCTGAAAAAAGAGTAGTATCTGTAGCAGATGTTGTACCAGCACCAGTACCCCAACCAACATACTTAGGTTGTGTAGCAGCACCACCAGCAAGGTAATTTGTTACAATAGCCTTACCAGTATCGACTAATAGTGTAGCCATTTTTTAATTCTCCATAATAAACGTTTAATTGGGTTTTTATGCCAATATTGAATTGTTCCAAGATCTTCAATAGAACCATCTGCCCGAACAATACGAGCAGATATTTCCATTTGTTTTACTTTAGCATTAGAAGCTATCATGATAAGTTTCTTAATTTATAAATAGTACTTAGATATAAAGCAATAATTGAATCAATGATATTTTGAACAGCAGATCTAGATGAAGCAGAGTGACGTAATTTCTCAATCATGTTTACTTGCTTTACTAGGAAGTCATCAATTGGCTCTAAGGGTGTAGTAGCAAACAAAGGGATGTCTGCCATAATGCCTTCATCCCCTTGATAAGCTTCTGCAAGATCATCAGCTAAGTCAATAACTTCATCATAGAAGTTACCAAGAGCTTTATGCGCTGCATAACTCTTAGTTTTTAAATGTTCCTTATGAGCAACATTACGTGCGTGGAACAATAAACCTATGATCTCTTCCATGTTAACTCCACTGTTTAATACATTCAATAGTCATACTGAATGATAGTGTACCTGATGAATAACCATCTGTATCATACAAAACTTTACCATCTACACCGGTACCTGCATTGTTTTGTAAGAAACCAAATTGTTCTGCATTTACACAACCTCTACCTGTAAATCTCCAGATAGGTACATCGGTAGTTGCATTCCAATAAAGGTTAACAGCTAAACCATCTTCTACGTCATAGTTAATCTTTTTAATTGCTACTTTAGTAGGTTGTTGTGAATTTAAGCCTGAAGCATTAACTGCAGCAACAAGTGCTGGATCAATTAATGTAGTTAAACTCACATTACTTGTATCTAAAATACCAACTAGTTTGATAACTAAATTACGTTCACTATCAACTAGTGTTTGAACTGAGGTTACATTAGCCATGTTAGCCTCCTATTATCGTGTAACTTCTGTGGATGCTAAGATGTAATCAACAGTTAATGTATCAGTAGCTGTAGGTGTAATTTGCATTACTGGACCTAAGTTAGCGTTTGTTAATGTTGTACCTGAAGAACCAATAGTAGGTGCAGATACTCTAGCAACTAATACGTTATTTGAGAATACTAATAAATCAGTACCATTGTAGTAGAAACCAAGTTCTAAGTATGTATCAGCAGCAGCTGTTGCAACGCCTGTAACTAAAGTAGTTGTAGTAGAACCAACAACTGATACTAAGTTAACTGATGTTGAAGAAGCAGCTTTAGAGAACCAAAGACCATCATTAGCTGATGAACCTGCTCTTAAACCTACATAAAATGATTTAGTGCTTGAAACAGCAGAAGCTTTAAAACGTGTGCTGAACCACATTTGGTTACCTGCTACAAAAGCTACGTTAGATGCTGTTTTATATGCAGCTGTAGCTGTAGTTGTACCACCTGGAGTAAGAACAGCTAAACCACCATTACCTGCTGTTAAAGCAAGTGTAGATGATGTACCTGTTACTGTATACTCAGCAACTGTTGATACGAAGTCGTTAGCATATTCTGCTACGCCTGTAGTTGTAGAACCACTTGTACTAAATGGAGCTGGTAACGGATAGTTACCAAATAAGTATTGTGCATCATTGGTTGATACACCATTTGAAAATCTTGTTGGGTTTGACATGTAAATCTCCTTTGACGTTGTTATGTTTTAACAACGCAGTTTAATCTGCGTCATCAGAGAACAATAAATTATTTGCCCTTCTTAACAGGTGGGCGTTTACCTTTTTTTTCTTGAATTGGGTATGACATATAAACTCCTTAGGTAAAGATTGGAGGGACATTTTAAGCCCCTCCTACCTTTAATTAAGTCCTAATTAAGGACCATTAACACCGTAGATTGCTCTAGGATCTGTCCAACCAAAGCTATATCTTTCGTAACCTTTAGCCTTAGCATTCATTGTATCAAAATCATTGTCTTGATCGAATTGAATACCAACGCGGCTATAGTACTTAAGACCGTTTTGGATGTTAGTACGAACAAACCATGCATTTGGTGATGTTAAGTAGTGGTTCATTACGATACCTTCTGGTAAAGCATTTGTCGCTACTAAAACGTTCACTGCATTGTTTGCTGTTGATGGTGTATATGCTGACTTAAGAATACGATGAGCATTCCAGAAGTTTTGACGTGCAACAACTAAGCTTCTTGGCATAACATTGATCAAAAGACCACGGTCATTTTGGAAACCCATAATTGCTGTCAATGCATCTTCTAAAGAAGCTTCTGACAAGTCAGCAGCAACTGTAGGAGCATTAGCAAATGTACCACCAGATGTGTTAGGGTGTGCTGTAGAACATAGTTCAACACCGTCACCACCTTTGTATGTAGAATTAAATGCACGGTTGTAGATGTTAGCACCAACGTTTTCTTTCGTTTGACGGAAAGACATTGCTAATGCAGCAGATCTACGACGTGATACTTGTTCATACAAGTTGTCATCTAACTCTTCTTTTGTTACGATATAACCCAATGCATAAGCAATGTGTGTGTATCGTGTTGTGAAACCTTGAATTTCTGAATCGTATGCAACGCCAGAACCTTCGGATTTAACTGGAGCTAAACCGAAACCTGTAAGTTGAACATCTTCTTCATAGTTCATTGAGGATGTGTCACTGTCAAACAATTGAGAATATTCTTCTTTATGTTCGTCATAGACTTGACCCCACCATGCTTTGATCCCTGGCCATAGAGCCTTTGGATGTGAAGCGGTTGTTATAATACCAGCCATGTTATATTCTCCTTATTAAGCCGTGCCAACTGGGTTGAGGAATTGATGCTTGTTCCATTTTACCAAAGCTTGAGCATAGGCACCAGGTTCATTATTAACTGCTTGAACTAGGCCAATGATTTGTAATGGTAAAGCTAATGAGCCAGAAGACGCAATAGCTAAGAATGAAGAAGCATTCAATACTGTGTTTGATAGCGGAGCTGATTGAGCAAGAGTTGTTTGGTTAGCTGTAATAGTTAAACCAGCATTCTTGAATACGTCAGCAGCAGCTACACCTGTAGCATCACCTGTTACTTGGAAAATAACTGCTGGATCATCCACTACGTAAACGTAGCGAGTGCCAGAATTAAGAGGCAAGTAGATTGTATTAAGAGCCAATGTAGTACCTACAAGAGATACACCTGGATCTGATACGCGGATACCTACGATAACACCAACTGGTGTATCAGTAGTAAGCGCTTTTGTTACGTAAGGTACACCATTTGCATCGCTAGAACCTGCAACTTTAACAACGTCGCCAATAGCGTAAGTGTTAGAACCGTCGTTAGCGATAGCATAAAGGCGACCCTGTTCGTTGTACGCAGCACCAGTAATTGTTCCTACTGGGCTAAGTCCACGAGGGGTATTTGCGTTAGCCATTTTTATTTCCTTTTAGAAATTAAGTTTATGTTTTGTAGTTAATACCACCCCTAGGAGTATAGAAACCATCAGAACTTGTACCGTCCTTAACGTTTACACCACCACGGATTGCATCATCTACGCGATCATTTCGTTTTTGTAACTCTCTTTGATCTTCTTCCCACCATTCTTGTTTAATTTTTAACAAGTAGGCATAAAGACCATCACCTTTCTCACTTGTACCGACGAGGTATCTTACCTTCTCTCCTAAATCTGTATTACCAGATGTAACACTATCCTTTACGCCGCCAACTTCGTCAGGAGATACAAACTCCCATCCTCCGTCTATTGCGGTTTGGATACGACCAGGTTCATCATTAAAGATGTGTAGTACATATCCAGGGATTTGATGATTAACAGTTAACTTAGCTTGAGTACCATTAAAAACGTTTCTAACACGTTCACGTGAAGGACGTTCTGCAGCAGTTCTAGTAAGTGCCTGTTCTTTTTTCTCTTCAATTGTTAATGCTTTTGCCATAATTGTTCTCCTTAATTCCAGTCGTAACTATCTACGTATTCTTGTTTAGATTTAATCCATCCATTTTTAATGAATCGATCACATGCTTGTTTTGCGTCATCAGGTAAGTTATCATAAGACTTTTTACCAGATGATGTACCTCCTCTAACACTACCAGTAGAATCTACTGCGCTGCCCTTGGCTTTATTGCCTAAGACTTTTTGAGGAAAGTACTCCACAATTTTCTCATCAAGCTTATCTAAAAAAGCACGACCAGTAAGGTGAGGGAATTGCTTACGTACAGATGCTCCTAATCCGTTAGCTACGTCTGTCATCTCAATGTCTTGTCCAAACCATTGATTGCGACCTAACCAACTTTGTAAATCTGGATCATCAGGTACACTTGCTTGAGCTTCAGTTTTAGGTGCTGGTTCAGGTTTCTTTTCAGCTTCCTTCTTAGCCTCTTTCTGAGCTTCTTTTAATGAATCGATTTGGTCGTCAATATCAACTACCTTATCGCCATCCCCTGCTGCAATTGCTTCCCGTTTTTGAGTCTTTAACTGAGCTATTTGAACTTCATACTCAGCTGACTTACGTTCAAAAGATTCCTTTTGGAACTTCTTAAACTCTTCAACGGATGCCTTAATGCTGTCAATTTCCTTGGCTTTTTCATCTAATTTCTTCATAAGAAGTTCATTGTTCTTACGGAGAATTGGATTAATCTCTTTGCCACGTTTTACAAATACATCTGCATCTACCCAATCAGATTCTGATCCTCTGAATTCCTCTTTAGGAACCCATCCAAAAAGCCTCGCTTCTTTTTCGACTTGTGGATCTAATTGTTGGACTTCTTGTTCAGTACTTGCTTCTTGTTGCTCTACTTGTTTTTCTTCTGACATACTTTTTCCTTTATTCGACTATTGCTACAACGTCTAAATCATTAATGATTCGGTATTCTTTTTCATCAGCTCCATCATAGATTAGGCCTGAGTACTTACCAAAGATTACATGGTCACCTACTTTAGCCCAAGGGCTTGGTTGGTCTAACCATGCACTATCGCCAATTTCAACAATAGTACCTTTTAGCTGTGCTAGTCTTTCCCTATCTCTAGTTTCACCGACTGACAAAATAATACCACTTTGTGTTACTTCTTCCACTGGATCTGGGAGTATTAAAACTCTGTGACCCTTTGGATGAATGCCACTAGTATTTTGCGTCATCTCTTGCTCCTTCTACTAGGTCCTCAAATGTTACGTTAAGGATACCTAAAATTGCGTTACATCTACCTCTTACTTCATTCTCATCAGATGAGTTACCTCTGACAAGTTGTTCTTTCATGTACTCTCTGTCGTTATGCAGAGCCTTCTTGAGTGCCTTGGTCACTGGATGTTCCACCCATTCCAAGAACTCCTGCTGCGTTATTATCATACTCTATTGCTCCCTCGGTTGCTTTCATCATCATCTCAATAGATTTAAGAATACCTTCTTGGTGAGCTTTAGCAGCACCCAATTGAGTTTGCAACATAGCAATATCATGACCTGCTTTAACACCACCTGCTTCCTCAAGTGCTTTAGCCGCATCAGCTTCCATTTTAAGTATCTTAGCTCTATTTAGTTCTGCCTCTTGTTGTAACTTCATGACACCAAGTTTAAACTTAGTTTCAAGTGAAAGTTTACGTTCTTGGGCTTTAATTTGTTCAACTTGAACCTTAACATCTGGACCGCTTTGGATAGCGTTAGGACCTTGAGGATCAGGTAGAACTTCTTCAATGTTAGGTATCTTAAGTGCTTCAAGATATCTATACATAACTTTATAAGTATTGAATCCAGGTACCATAAGAGCTGTTTGTTTTAATGTTTCAGCTTGCATGATACGTTGAACATCAGATACTACATGTGGATCTGCAGCTGGTCTTAGATCTGTAGAATTGCTTTCATAGTCAGATGCTAAAACTGCATTACCACCAAATCTATATTCTTCAGGTAAGTAAAGTTGATTTAAACGATATACTTTACGTAACTCTTCATTAAGAGATCTGTAAATACGTTTAAAGATACCTGCAAATACTTTCATACCTTGTTCTGCCATAGTACGTGATGTTTCTGCAGGAGTATTTTGACCTACATTCTCACCTACCATAATGTCTGTAGAACCTACAATACGTTCACCATAGTTAACAAGTGTTGTTAATAATGTGAATAATACATTGCTTGGTTCACGAACAGGTAATGGATAAATACCTTTTGCTAAATCTTCGCCAGTAGAATCAACATGCTTCCACTCCAAAGGAGCAAAGTTATAATTACCGCCACGGATTTTAATTCCTCTTGAGAGAAACCCGCCAGCAGTATTAGCCATGGTACCAGCATCAACAAGTTGATTAATAATTGTATTGATAGATTCATTTAGAGGTCCTAAAAGAATACCAAAACCAATATCATAGAAACCACCATCAGGTGATGGAATAAATGAGTATTTGGTAAAGTAGCTTTCAGGTTTGATACTTAGTATCTCACCCTTAGCATTTCGTTTAATGGAACTATCAAAATAGTTAGCAACAATACGAACTACTTTTCTAGTGTCTTTATGAACTGTAATGATGTATGGTTCTTTAAAACCATCACCATCAAGATCTTCCCAACGATGTTGCTCAATAAATTCAAAAGGAGTTGCAGGATCTGATTGAGGTGGATTTACACCTTGTGACTTATCTTGTGC